CGCACGAAAACCTCAGCACCCCCTATCACTAGGGAGTGCAAAGAACAATGGGTTTCAGCATTGCTACGCTAAAAACGCCATGAATCCATCCACTTGTAACAATAGTCGAATTTCCCTTTGAGGAACCCAACCTATCACTTTGCAGATGGTGGTTATGTAATTAACGTATAAGCCATCCGCTCACCGGATAGCCGTGGATAGAAAATTAGCTCATAGCTTTGAAAACTATCCGGTGGGTCTGTTTTACAGTGACCAAACTGATTCCATTTAAACTCGGAATAAGAGCTTGATATTTACAGTATCATACTGTCTCCAATTCAGGAGAAGGGATCATTCCAATTCAATGTTGTAAATGACAGGAGGGCAACAAATGAAAAACCCACATTGATAATCATCGCCAACAGCCCTGTAAGTCTGCACAGTAGTGGCAGTAGCCGTGTTACAACAAAGATAATTCTTGGGAAAATACGTGGGATTAGGTTTGCTTGTTGCATTATCAGTAAAATGATTATAGAAAAAAGGTGTAGGCGTGTACATGGGCAATTTTACTTCAGTGAAATTATTATTTTGCGCAGTATTTGAAACAGTTTGAAACTGCGTTGGTACACGATGAAAATTGTTACCATTAGAAGTGTTAAAAGTATCTGATTTGTATGCCAAACCTTGATATACGAACATCTGAGATGTAGTCGAACTGGGAGTAAAACCAATGCGAATAGAACCTCTTGCATAACAAAAGCAAGAAGCTAAAAAAGCATAATAATCAGAACCCAATACACCAGCAACACCATAGTCATTATCATCAGCATTTGGGGCGTAAGTACCAATAACCCAAGGATTTATGGAACGGGCAGATAAACTAGTACCCTCATACGTTGTACGTGTTTGACTAAAACGGGTCAACAGTTGTTTAATGCTAGTGACAACTTCACCAATACAATGCTCAGCAGGAGACAAATTGTTAGGATTGACTATTTTGGAGGACCCAATACATTTTTGTGTAGCGCCAACAAGATCATTGACAGAATCCATTTGAGTTGTGAAAACAGCTGATTCATATTCATAATAAGCATCTGAGCCAACGAAAGGAACAGGGTAAGCAAGCTCAAAATCATCAGCAGCAGAAACCTCAACTAAACATGTGATGGAACTGCTAACCGAACCAGGAGCAACAAGCTCATTAAGAACTCTAATTTGGAAAGTGCCAAATGACGAAGAATTACCATCATCACAAGCAGTATCAATAGTGGGTCTATAGGGCTGAGTTGCGACAAAAGGACATATAAAAGAAAACTCATTAGAATGTCTAAGGTCTATAATTTCTCGGAAAACATAAGTTGAATCAGCATTCCCAGGAATAGAAACAGAATTACCAGGGGTATAAGAAACTAAAAGACGACCAGAATGAAATTCTGTCTTGACAAATTTAAGAGTATACTTAACAGAGCCTCTGTAATACCTAAAAAATCTTGAAAAATAAGAAATTGGAAGATAAGTTCTATAAGAAACAGAGGCTAAACCTTTAGTCTTGATTCCACTAACAAGAGGATCACTAGTAGAACTAAAGTAATAATAGGCCGGTTGTATGAGATCTTCAAACAACGAAGTATCATGTGCATCACTCGTCGTAATATTGAATTGAGTGAAATAAGCGGGAATGGAAGTGAGATACTTAAGAGACATCTCATCAATATCAGTATTTCCAAAACCAGCTAGTACCCTAACCTCATTGTTGGCCTGATTGGCTAAAACTAAGGAAGTATCAGCACCGTCACTATTAACCATATAAGGAGCAGAACCAAACTTAACAATTGTAGGTTCATTAGTCACAGTGGGTTTAGACCAACCAAAAGAAGAAGCCATATTAGCTGCAGCAGACAAAGCCCAATTCGTGGGTGCAGCAAGGGCGGAAAGAGTTGGAGCAATAGGCATAGCAAGTGAAGCTACTGAACCAGAAATATCAGCAGCATCGGCCAAAGCAGAAGAAAGCCAACCAGTACGCCTAGTCTCTCTTTCTTTTGCCATCTTGGCCTTGACAGAACCCGTGGGTTGAGCTTTCCTAAGAATAGATCCATTGATGTTGCCGGAATCCATCTGAGTACCGAAGACAAGATCTCCAGTACTAGGGGTGTTGATTTCAATATCCTTGAAAGATACCCAAATTGTGTAATCACAGGTATTAGAACCACCTGTTCCCACAGTCAATGGGGAATACATATCAAAAAATATTGAACCAAGATTTCCTTTACCAGTTTGCAAATTGAGACAACTGGCAGGATGAATATATGGAATTTCCATGATACACTCAGACTGAGTACCCATATCAAGTTCCACACGAGGGTGTTGTGTTTTTTGAGTAAGATTCACATTACGGATCCACTCATTCTTATTACCAACCGCATTTCTCTGAGGTATGTAGTGAACCAAAATTCTACCTTGTTGAAAACGATTGGCATTAATTTGAACACGAATCACAGTGGTGGCCTTAAAGCCAAGAAAACCCTTTAATTTTTCTGCATATATTGGAAGTGCGAGAATATCACCATAAAGACCAATTTCTTCAAACTGCCCAGTTGTGGTAGTTGAAATGGTACCAGTATGGTAAGGATAGGGTTTCTGTAAAAAGTGTACTATAGTTTGATGATAACCAGAATCAACAGAGTCAATTAACTCTGAGGAAAGAGCTGATTGTTTTGCAATATTATAATAAGGGATAACTCCCTCAGTGTTTAAGAAAGTAGTACCACTTTCTTGGACAGTTGGACTGTCAGATGCTTCCATCTTGTTAGTAATTTGTTCTGAATCTGCAAGTCTTTATGATCATCTCACGCTGACTTAGACGTGAGGACCTCCGAGATTGCCCTAGATATTGGTGGTCTGCCACCGTTCCATCTTGGGCGGTAATCCTAAATAGGAAAGAACATTCACACATCACGCACTTCTGGGTATTTATTATTCTCGGTATTTGTATTACCTAGAACGATCGTGGGTATGTTTGGGTATACACTTTCTTTAATGCCTAAGTGTAAAGGCGGTTAATACCTTACCAAATCTCCTCAATATGTCTACTTTTCATAAGTAGGTATTCCCTACTTTGAATTAAAGGACAATAATTCAATTCCTTTTGAGCATTCAAAAGTAAAATTGGAGCATACTTGTTGAAGGTGGACTCATCATGTAAACTAAGTTCCATAAGACAATTGTCCACATTCTGTCTAGTGATTTCCTCTTTTTGAGAACCTTTCTTCGTCCAATAAACAAATTCCAGGATTGTATCTAAAGTCAAAGGCGCAACATACTTCATAATTGCTGCATCAAATCTAAATGATCTTTTAAGAAACGCTACATCAGCTAATGTCCTAAATTTCCTAACTTGATCATCTTTCCTCTCATTGGTGTACTTTAAACCAATCATTTTAAACAGTTCGATGAGCCTTTCTTCAGTCATGATGCTTTCAGCATATCGACTTTTATTATGAACATTATCATCACCATAAGAGGCAACATATAAATGTTCATTAAACATCTCAATACTTTCCACATTATTACGATGTAACATAATCCAAACATAGCGAAAAACTAGTTGAACGTACATACTATTTATGATCACAGTGAGAGGATGTCCGGATGGTAAACTGGAGACGAGATGATAAACATAACTGCCATTGATGTGAACAGAGTTAACGACTTCGTACCAAGCAGTCTCCCTAGCCAAGTTGTTTCCATCTTCATTATTATACCATTTATTAATGATATGTAGGATGGACCACAAAATTGGAGTTAATTCACTGTAATCAAATTCACTGAAATCACCAGCATCAACACTAGGGCCCTTACTCTTCAGCATTGTGGCAAGTTTATGCCATTCATCAGAATAGGGATTAGCACCAACACAAATACCATTGTCAATACGATTTTGCTGTATCCAAATAGCAAAAGACATAAAAAGTTGTCTAACTTCTATCAAATGATCAAGCGGACAAGCGTTGATCATTCTTGTTTTACCCTCATCAACTTTAGCAATTGGCCGTCTTTCGTCTTTGGCAAAGTCCATAAAAATAACTTCATTTCTGATGCCCTTCTTCAAATTTTCCATTCTGAAAGCTACCCTTTCTTTGAGGTCCAAACAATTTTGATTATTTAAATCATATTGTTCACCTTCACCAAAAAAAACTGTCTTACCAGCTTTACCCTCACACAAACCACCAGGCATGGCGTAAGGATAACCAGAAGATGTATTTCTCGGAATAGCATCACAATAATCAATAGTAGATATGCCCAGCACAGCTTCTTCAAAAGTCAATGTTCTCTTACCAATACTACTAGATTCTTTAGATGTATTGACTAATGTAGAAAATAAATGCTCTTCACAAACATTTAAAATCTTTAGATCAACATTGGGTCTATCTCTAACGTTTTTCATGAGACCTTTCATAAAAGGGTCAAATGAGATATCGCCATCAGAATCATACTCAACAGCCAATCTAGCTGGTTTAGTCTTTGGAAAACCAAAAATATCAGAAAGCACTGAGGGTATTATTTTTGTCTTAGTGGGATTTCGAACCTGTGAAGGATGTCTTCCCAAAGGATAAACTCCAGCAAAATATTTTGGAAAATCAGACTGATTCACAAAATCATAATCAAAATTCTTAACTTTAACACTATCTACCTTATCAATCATATCCAAGATCTGTTCTTGGGTAACCACTACACTCATACCATGTCCAGCATCAGTTCCACTAACATGTATACCCAATAATCTACCCCCTCCAACAGAAGCATTGCGCAAGAAAAAGGGGGCACCACAATCACCAACTTTGGTGTCAATGTTATAAATAATGGAGAGCATATTTAAATACTCATCATGATCATTGGAGTGACCAATATCATCAACAATATCAAAAGAACTATTTGTCTTTTCAAACAAAGCGTTACTACCAGGACACAATAAAGAACCATATTTGTCAAATACCTTATCATATAATTGATCTCTACAAAAATATGAAATGATGTCTTTATGTAGAGGAAAATCAATGGAAGCTTCGCAGAGACAGAAATCTTCACCCTCATATTCGGATCTGACAACTGTCAAAAAACAACTTGTAGGAATTTTAAGTTCAACTTCTGTCCCACACTTCCTCAATACCAGTGACGTCTGTGGCGTAAGTTCACCCAACTTAACCCCCCTTTCAATACAAGCACTGAAATGCAGTGGCATTATAAAAACTCGATTCCTAAGAAAGAGAACAAATCCACTTCTTGACAACTTGCCCGGAATAAAGAGCTCATAGAGGTTTCTACGATACACATTCAACATCATTTCATGAGAGCCAAAATCATGGCCTCCTTCAGCACCAAACTTATGCTCACTAGGACCCAAACGCATAATACGTTGAGCTCTTCTAACCTTA